ATGCCTTTACGTACAAGCTCCTGCGCTTTGGTTGTGACCTCTTCCCGTGTGTTAGCAAACGATTGTGCTGGGTACCTACCTATCCCTAGAACGCAGTAGCGTCCTTCTGCCGGTAACACGGCGTCGAGTAGGTCAAACGACATTTAATTGAAGCTCTTCATGTAGCGTTGGATTGGCTTTGTAAGCTCTTCTTGGGGGTTGGTGTTCCCCTTGAACCAGTTGTACACCGTCATTCTGGACACCCCAAAGTGCTCAGAAATCTGGCGTACACTGATTCTGTTCCGTATACAAAAGCGACCCAAGGCTACACCCAGAGACCTAGCACTTGCTTCTTTGTTAGCTTGCACTAAGTTCTGGCTGTAACCGTATCCCATGGGTTACTCCTCACCGGTCCAGTCTTGCAGCACCTTCTTGAGATCTTTCTTCTCAACAGGTGCCGGTTCAACTTTACGCGACTCCCGTTTAGCTGGTTCAGATTCTTCAGCTGCGGGAGCTGCAAGCTTAGGAGCCGCACGGCCAGACGCATCAGCTTGGTACGGAGTCATGACGACCAGCCGTTGCACTTCAGGGTTGGTAGATACTTTGTTCAGCGCATCGAACTCATGCCGATTGATGTATCGGTTGGCGGTAAATAGCACCGACTGATTGTCGTTGTCTTCGTTGAACAAAATGGTAGTTACCAAGTGGTCGATGTTCTTGCCGTTGTTAGCCAAGTACTTGGTGTAGTTCTCAAACTGATGCACTTTGTCCGAGGGGCTATCACCAAACAAAGACTTAGATGCAAGATTCATCTGGTACACAGAACCTTCCAGTGCAGTGCCGAAGTCTTCCTCCAGCATCACAGCGAGTCGGCGAGAGTACCGGCAAGCTTTCGACTGCGACTGTCCAGAGCCTTTGATGTTCTGAGGGCAGGTATCACAGCGATCACTTTGCGGACTAACAGCTCCCGCATCGGGAGTGCGACCATCGTTCGAGAAGCAGTCGGGTGCAGTCGGCTCGGCATCGGGAGACCACTGCTTAGCGTAAAAGATACGACCAACGTGCGGAGACGCGTTGGCAATAACTACGTTAAGAGCACCCTTCACCTTGCCCATCTCTTCACCGCCGACCATCTTGCGAAAGATTCCATTCTTCGGAACAATTCGCTTGGCCCCAGTACGACCAGCCAACTGCTTGGTTAGTGCGCTTAGCCCAGCGTCACGCAGGAAGTCGGGCATGTTCTGATCAGCAACAACGATTTCACTCATTTCAATTTCCTTTAGCACGTCTAACGACCACGGTGTATTCACTTTCTACATTCAGCCCTGCGGGTTGCAGGTCTGGATTCTCTGCTAAGAACTCCTTCATGTGACTCTGGTGAAGGCGCTTCTCCAGCAAGGCAAACGCATCATGCTCACGAATGAACCGATACATCGAATCCCAATCGTTCGTCCAGTACCGTGATTTAACCGAACGAATGATCGTGCCATACGGGGTGCGGACGCTATCAACGCCCAACTGTTTACACGCATCAAGCATTGACTGCTCAAGTAACTTCGCAGTCTCTTCAAGAGATTTGTCTTGCGCTTCGTACTCTTGCTTCAGCTTAGCTCTAGCATCTCTGATGTTTATGTAAGCTTCGGTCAGCTTATCCATTTGGGGTGGCAACCCCACCTCGGCTTCTTCCGACATACTCTAACTCCTCGGGTTGATCGGTAGGAGGGGCATCCTACCACGCTTCTTGACATTGTCAAGGGGTTGAAGCAAGTTCTTCTTTATACAGCTCGACGATCTTGCTATGTTCTTTGATACCGCTGCGCAGCATTGAGTACAGTCTGCCCTCTACGGGGCTACTGCGAATGTGCACCACAGTCATCGGGTGCTTTTGACCCGGCCTATCGATGCGAGCGTTGGCTTGTAGGTACGTCTCTACACTCGTTATCGGAGCGTACCAGATGATCGTATCAGCTGCCGTCAGTGTTAACCCGTGGCTGGCAGCTTGCGGTTGAATGATCAGTACCTTTGTTGCCGGTGACGTTTGGAACCGATTGACTATGTCTGTGCGTTTGTTAACGCTTACGTCGCCAGCGATCACTTCGTTCGTGATGCTCTTTTTGTTTAGATGGTTCTGAAGCAACGCTATGGTGTGCGAGAACGGGACAAACACCAACACCTTTTGGCTTGCTTCGTTAATAACTTCTTCAACAACTGCAAGCCTGGGCGATACATCAAAGTCAACCACTTCTTTAGCATCTGAGTATGCGGCACCGCAAGATATTTGCAGTAGCTTGTTGATCTTCACAGCGGCGTTTACGGCAGATATGTTTTCACCTGCGGCTTCGATGAACAGATCCTTGTGCAGTATGTCGTAGTACTTACGTTGCTGCGGTGTCATCGGTGCTTCGCGTGTCAGGTACGTTATGGGCGGCAGATCAAGGCACTGAGATTTTTCAAACCGTATCGCAGGTTGAAGCGCCTTGTGTACGATCTTGTCGGCGTTGGGTCTTGGTATCCACTTGTACGTACCGAACTGCTGCATGACTAAGTCGCGGTACTGCCCAAAAAACTTAGGTACTCCACCGGGGTTTACTAACTTAGCCAGTCCGTAAGCATCCACAGGCGACTGCGCAGCGGGCGTACCCGTCAACATCCACAACCCTTTAACGAATTGCATGATGTCTCGCATGCACTTCCATCTTGTAGTCTGCGCATTCTTGTACGCTGAGGCTTCGTCAATGACGACCAAGTCAAACTTACCGGCTATGATTTCTTTCTTGACGATCTCTACGCCGTCAAAGTTCACGATGACGTACTCGGCATCACCGCTTACCAACTGTTTACGTACTTCTGGCTTTGCGTGATGCGCTACAGCAACCCTCCTGTGCATAGCAAACTTGAACAAGTCTTGCTGCCATGCCGAACGCATAATCGATAGAGGGCACACAACTAACACGCGCTTGATAGCGCCCAGTGACATCAGGTAGTCGGTTGCCCAGATGACTGACGCAGTCTTGCCGGTGCCTTGTTCGTTAAAACAAAACGCCTTCCGGTTAGATACTAAAAACTCTACAGTTGTCTTCTGATGCTCAAACGGCTCAATCCCCAGTGGCGCAGGCCACTGATATCCTTCTAACAGCATGAGATTCTCACTTTGGTGTGTGGTCGCTATTCCTTGGGTACGACCGATTGTTAGAAGCACTTTTTACTCGTAGGTTGCTACGTGCAGATGTGCCGCCTTTGCTCAACGCGACTTTGTGGTCTACGTCTTTGCCATCTCCCTTATGCACTGCACCTTCGCGCTCCAACATGCGTCGAGCTTTGTTTCGGGCGGCTCGCTTTTTCTTGACAGCGGGGGTGCCGTCATACTGCTCGTACTCTTTAGCGTACGGGCGTGGTTTGTTTACGTAGGGCATGATCAGCTCCTATTGAACTCACAAGTCTTAACTGGACAGAATCTACACAATGGTCCCTCTATTGGGTTCCATACGTTATTACTTATTGCCGCTTCTATGCGCTGCACCACCTGAGCGGGCTTCTCTATGTACCTTGATACGTGCTCTACGACATGCTCGGTGCGTACAAGCTCATTACTGACTACGAATACAAGCGCAGACTTGACTCGTTTGATAGCCGGAAACTTCTTGAATAGCCCGATTGCAACCAGATCAAGCTGCTTAGTGTCTGCGTAGCGAGCGTTCTTGCTTGTTTTGAAGTCTACGGAATACGCCAGTTGTTTGGCTTCGTTAATGACTACCAAGTCAGCTATGCCATGCCACCAAACATTTTTGGCGTTGAAGCTGCACGGCTCAAGATCTTTAGTAAGCCCTAACTTAAGTTCGCAGTATTTGTCGCCGTCGATTTGAGCGAGCGTGTCTAAGACAGGTTGCAAGTGTTCGTAGTGCTTTGGTAGGGGCTCGCCATCTCGGATGTAGTGCTCGGCTGCAGAGTGCATAGCTTTGCCATACAGCGTAGCCACCGTATCTTTCTCTACGATATCTTTCGCTATCTTGACGTGGTAGTACTTACGGGGGCACTGCTCAAAAGTCTTGAGACTACTAAACGACCATACAACTGACATATCAGCAATCTCCATACGAAGCACCGCATCCGGCTTCGCAGTTAAGGGGTAGGTCCGGTGCCCAGGAAGGTCTGATCCGCATGCACAGCTCTACGTATTCCTTAGCGTTGTCCGCTTCGGCTTTGGGAGCTATGCAAGCAATCGCGTCGTGCACCGTCATCACCACTTTATACTTTTTTGCCACCCGCAGCATCTGTTCGCCGATCACAATCCGAGCTAGTGCTTGGCAAACATTCTCAGTAACTTTGCCCCCGTATATCTTCGTAGCTATGACTTGCTTACCTTTCTTAGAGTCATATACATACTGCGGGTTGCCATCATCGTCTTGCATCTTTCTTAGGTTGGGGTAGCGCAGGTACAACCCGTTGGGTAACAGGATGCCTTTCTTACCTTCAACCTTCAACAGCCCACCACGCCCAAGCTCAGTGTGTTGGTTTTGAAGAATCGCGTCCAACGCTTTGCCAGCCGCTCTCCAAAACTTAGCGATCTTTGGGTATGTATCTCTATACGTATTGATGATGTGCTCGGCTTCTTTCTCAGTGATATCCACCTTGGACGTCTTGAGCTGCGCTTGGAACTTTGAAGCTCCCATGCCGTAACCACTGCCAAGAATCGTAGTCTTACCAATGAAGCGTTCGTTCTTGTCTATATCAGCTACGGGCTTGCGGTAGATAGCCGACGCCATAATTTTGTAAACGTCTTCACCCGCTTCGAACGCTTTTACAAGGTCGTCCTGCTCGGCAAGCCAAGCCAGCGTACGCGCCTCGATCTGTGATGAGTCAGAGTCGATGAACACATGCCCAGCCGGTGCGCATATGGCGTTCTTCATCTTAGAGCCACGCGGTAGGTTCTGAAGGTTTAATTTGTCATCACCGCCCCACCGCCCGGTGTGTGCAGCGTAGTAACGTAGGGGCACGGGCAGCGTGCCCCGCTCAGCGATATCAATAAACCGTTGGATGCGGGTCTCTTCAAGCGTTGACTTGACTCCTAGCCGTGCAGCCACAATCGCCTGCACCCGTTCATCTTCATGTTCAAGCAGTGCCCGAAACTCTTCGTCTGTTTTGGAAAACGCGTACGTCTCTTTACCTGTCGTTGGGCTTATTTTTGTCGGCGGCTGCACACCCATAAGCTTTAACGTAGCGGCCAGCTTGTGGTTAGACATAAGCTGATCTTTGTCTACCATGGTCACTGCATCGAGCAGATGCTGCTTCTTTTCTTGCACCTCAGCCAAGCGTTCATTTAGTACTTTAGTATCTATACGCAACACTGGCTCGGAGAACATACGTATGGTTAAGTCGATTAACTTAAGCTCGGATAGAGGAAAGTCCTGCCCCATGCAGTTAAACAACTTGTACGTAAGAGCAACGTCGTTCTTGCAGTACTCACCGTACCGTGCCAGTTGGTCGGTTGGAAAGTCCGCTCGGCGAAGCCCTTTTGCGTTAACCACTTCCGTGCCTTTCTCACCCAGCCCGTAGTGCTGCGCAAGCACAGCCAGCGATCCACCAACCTCTGAGCCATGCAGTGCTCGGCCCATCGACAGCGTATCCAACCAACCTTTTGGTTTGATATCAAACAGCCACGACAGGATGGCACCGTCGAATATGGCGTTGTGAGCAAGAGCAAATGACCGTTCCCAATCAAACTGCCTAAGCCAGTCCTCCGTGCTAGGCATATCTCCCGAGAACCACACAGGCTCGGCATCATCCACCTGCACAGATACACCTATCACCTCAAACTCT